ATGGCATTTCAAATGGCAGGCGCAATTAACGCGCGAACTTACAAAACCCGCACTACAAGTGCAAGCAGAGCACCACGCAAACCTGCAACAATCGTGGTTCCTACGGGATTCGAGCAGGTACACGCGGATTTATTAACGTACAATGGTACGTTTGGATTCGTACTGGATTTGCGCACTAAATTGTGTAAGTATGGTAAACTCAGCGATAAACAGTGGGAAGCAGCTAAGAAGTGCTTAGCCCCGAAACCAGTGGTCGATCCGAATGCGGTCTTAGTGGATTCGTGCAATATACCTATCGTTGTATCAGCTACCTCTGCGAGACATATTGCAAAGACCGTCAACTGGCCTATGAACCCCACTACTCTTGTGGTTACTAAGATCAAGAACCGCGATAGACGTGGCTTTACAGCTACAGTCAAAGCGGATTGGTCAGGTTCTGTGAGTGCTTGCCGTTGTTGCGGTAAGTCATTGACTGACTGGAGGTCGCAAGCTACGGGTGTTGGACCTGTATGCGTGAAGGGTACTGGGATTCAGTATGTCACTAACAAGCAGGATATCGCACGATTCCAGAAGGATATGGAAGATCTCTGCAAGACAATGGGCGAAGTAGAGGTGTATATCAAGGGATGGCACGTGAAACAAGGGATGCCTACGATTGATAGCATCACAAGTACTGCGACTCCTAAGGTTGTAGTGCCACCAAAGCCTGCTAATCCAGTCCTTTTGCAGAAGATAAAGAACAACATACGCGTACCATCCACACTATTCAAGTACGATCCAGAGATGCGTACGTTTACTGGGAAGTGGGATGATGTCGCTAATCATGGGATTGAGCCTAAGTTGTTGGATAATATCATTATGACCAACCCAGCTACCAACAATTCTGCGATATTTGCGAGACGTACAGCCGATTCTTTCGCAGCAGTCGTGAACAATACAGCACTTTACTTAGTTATGTCATAAAGTTATGAACAATCGTTGTCTGAGAGGATTTATGGTAGTATATTTACGAAATAATAACACACATATGAAAACTATCAAAATACGCAGAATGAGCATGAGCAGAATGAACCTCGCAGATATAGTGAGTTACTTCGCCAAGCGAAACCTTAACCAAACAGCACTATACTTTGCCGGCTGTATTCACGACAATGTCACAGTTGACGGCTGGATTGAAGCTGATTTTGTGCGACGACACGTAGGAGAAGGGATGATGCAAGAGTTGCAGTGTGAAGTAACAACCGCAGTTTACGCATAAAAAAACATAAAGATTATGGGTATAGAATGTGCATTAAATAATTTAGAAGGGGATTGGTGGTTTGACCTTGGTATTAGCTACCAAAGAACTGATTACCATCACAAATATAAGCGAGTATTCACCATTGCTATGGTATTCTTTAGCATCTACATAAGAAAGTAAAAACACACACATGGAAACAGGTTCATACACCAATTTGGTGAAGGAAGCGGTGTACTGCTTTGAGCAGTCTACACCCGAAAAATACGACGAAGACTTGCATAAAGCTGCAAGATACGAATCGTGCATATATGAGCTATTTGCGCAGATGAATGACGATGAGCTTAACTGCTACAGAGCAAAGCTTGTTGAGTTAGGTTACGTTAAACTGGTCGATTATAATCATCGGACGCGTAACGAGATTATGCAATGGTTTGAAAATAACAACGGTCAGTTGGCGTAAGTGGGAATGAATACCACCTTGGGTAGCGTCTTTGCTGGGATAGCATCCCTTAATAGTGCAGAGAGATATAGGTTCGAATCCTATACTGACCGCGCAAAAAACAGAATGGATGGAGTTTCCTTACCCGTTAAAACGGATGGGTTTTAGAAGTCCATTATTATTAAATAACTAACACATATGAAGAAAACTTCACAATCAATCAATGGAACCTCGTTCCACGGAATCACCATCAGAGCAACTCGTCAGGAGCTTATTGACGCACTTGGTGACCCACACTATACAGATAGTGCGGATGAAAAGACACAGTATGAGTGGCATTTTGAGACTGACGATGGTCAGGTGTTCACTATCTACGACTGGAAAGAGCACTACAACCACGATGCTAACGTCGAATTGATTTGGCACATTGGCGGTCATAGTTGGATGTCCACTGCTACTGCAAAAGAGGAGATTGGAAACGCATTAGCATGTGCTACTGAAGCGCTTGCTATTGGTGAGAATACCTATGTCGAAGATGTAGATGACCCAGAAACTCGCCATTGGAAAGGATATACATCCTACTTAGAACGCAATGCAGCAAGTGATGATGACGGATCTTACGACTCAGACTATTGATACTATGATAGAAAAAACAGTTTATCCAATAGCAGAGAACTACGAACTGCACTTTCATGTTGATCCACTTGATAAGTGCATTTGCGTTAAGATCTATGACAACATTAACCGTACTACTAGTGCGCTAGTTCAATGGCAGCGTGGCCATTGGATATACCACAATCCTGTGCAATGGGATAGGTTTAGCTCTCTATGCAGAGAATACGTAGAGCTGTATCCCATTGTTAGGCAGTATATGGCGTATCTGCGCAATCCGTATAAATACGATGGTATGCAGGATTTAAGTTATGTAGTTGGTCCTCACAAGGGGTTTTTAGTAGACAATAGTAATATGGAGTAATATGAAAATGCAACATCACAATATCTTGGATGTGATAGATCATCCACTTGCACTCGATCGTTTGAATACCTTTGTTGAGCAAACAAAAGCGTTTATAAATGAGGTTGAAGATGCATTACTGAACCAACCGTTATCTGATGAAGATGAGCAAATTGCGCTCCGTCAATTGGATGTTTTAGTATATTTAAAGGTGCAGCTGGTTGAGCAAATCAGACAGTACAAATACTTATACAACTAATAATGGAGTTACTACATGAAGTACTTATTGAAGGGGTTATGATAGAGATGTTTCCTTATGAAGGAGACGACTATCCTAACCACTTTGAGGCTTTGTTTTACCACGACGATACAACCTATCATATACTATTTAGTCCTGCTGGTCTTGATGGAGAGCAACCTATACCGTTGAAAATACTAAGTTGTTTTTCGGATACAGATAAGGACTTAGTTGAGAGTAGTGATACTGCTGAACTTGAGGATATTGATCGTTGGGAACGGGAACTACTTGCACAATTGGATATAAAAGAGGAGGACTTTGAGTTTGAAGCAGATGAAGATGATATTGCAGTTTGGGATGCTACCTTAGAGGACGGCTTAGATGATACTTATTACAGTTTTGAAGAAGAAGAATGAAAACTTTATTTATAGGAGACATACACGGAAGTAGTGTTTGGAAGCTCATTGTAGAGAAGGAGCAGCCTGATCATGTTGTGTTTATGGGAGACTACTTTGATAGCTTCGACATAAGTGCTGCTGAGCAGATGCATAACTTTATGGAGATAATTGCGTACAAGCAATCAAATCCCAATGTCCACGCGATACTGTTGATTGGTAATCACGATCTACACTACTTCACTGGCGATAATGGTACATCAGGCTTTCAGCGTAGCATGTACTACCCAATCCATGAATTGGTAGAAGCAAACAAGCATCACCTACAGATGGCTTATCAGTACAAGGAGTACCTATGCTCACACGCTGGTATTAGTCCTGAGTGGTTAAAGGGGTGTGGTTGGGATGGACGGGAGAGTATTGTGCGGTTTGTTAACCAAGTATGGAAGCATCAGCCTGATAGATTCAAGTTTAGAGGCTTAGATCCATATGGTGATGATACTTTTCAAACTCCAGTGTGGATTAGACCTAGAAGCTTGATGAAGGCTTGTCGTAACCACTGGATCAAGAAAGAGTATGTGCAGATAGTTGGACATACTGGGGTTCACGAAATTGATATAAAGGGCAAAGCAACTGGCGGTAGGTATTACTTCATAGATGCTTTGGATGTGCATGAGTACTTAGTACACGACAATGAAAACGGTTTAACTTTAGGAACTTTTGAATATGAAAGGAACGCTATATAAAAACAAAACCACAGGTGAGTGGAGAGTGAAGCAAACTACAACAATACCCTTACTAGGGCTAGCTACGGTTACTGATTTGAGACTACATCCTGAAGATGTCAACCAGATACAACAGGATGCAGTAATGTTTGATAACATTGAAGCTCGCATTGCAGCATACCCTGAAGTAGATTTTGAAGTGACTACAATAGCAGTAGGCTCATCGGAGTGGGACGTTGTGGATGAGGACGTTGCAGTTTTAAGTAAAAATACATTAGCATGATTGTACACAAAGTAGTTAAACAAAGCAAAGCTATTAGCGTTGCACAGCAACTAGCACGCCTTGTAGTTGAGCAAGATGCTGTCGCTAGCAGATGGATTGTACCAATTCATATTGACGATGAGCCGTATGCTATTACAGTATCAAAGTTGTGATTACTATATGTGTCGTTAAAGCACTCATCATTATAGTGATGATTGTTATCTTTCGAGATATTTATAATCAAAGTAATCACAATACCTAAACAACATGACAATCACAGACAACTTTGACCCAAATGACATCAGACGAGGACAGCTTATTGTAATAGATGAGAATGTATGGGGAGTTAAATGGTACCAGTATCCTGGAGATCCAAACCCACAAGAATTACCATTTAGCCAACC